CCGATTACCACACGATTACCGTATCTTCCGCTAACCCGGGCCACATAGTTGGGACTGTGGTTGAGCACCGCAGAAACTTGCGCCGCCGCAGATAGTTTAATCGAAGCCTCCCAAGCCCGCCGTCGTGCGGGTTTTTTCTTGTCTATAATTTATTGTGCAAGTCCGCTTGCATAGAGTTTACAAGTGTGGTTTTATAGTATGCAAGTTCACTTGTATATGAGGTAAACCATGAAAGCACTAGCTCACCACTTCCACCGCGCTCAAAACCTCCTGCGAGGCAACACTCTTTCGCGGCAGCCTGCAGCTCAGAAAGCTGTCGCGCCGATCTTCTACCAGCTCACCCCAGGCGATGGAGCGATGTACGACATCCCCGCTTACCTCCGTAACCGGATTTCACAGTACGACTTCGACAACCGGTGCAGGGCCGTGGCTTATGCGGATCGCGTTCGGATGATGCTAAGGAGTGCAGCATGAACAAGCCAAATCTTTCTACCCGGCAACTGGAGTCAATGGCTTTGGTCGTTGATGGCGCAGACGTTCACAACTACGGAATTGCAGTTGATCTGCGCGGGGTTGAGCAATCTCACCCCGAGCTAATCACCATCACTCAACCTCAAGCTTATGAAGGCGATGGAATGGATCAGGTGCCGTATCTCGGCGTGATTCTTACCGACCTTGGCCGACAGTGTGTTTCCACGTTCCTCGGTAATAAGGAGCAAACAGCATGATTACCGCAATCATTCACCACCCCGAGCCAGGCGAAACCAACTCATTCACAACCGTTATGGGAATCATGGGCCAGATGCAGTTTAACTGCGCTGAAACTGGTGTTCGAGGTGGCGCGATTATTGTCAGTCGCCAAGAAGCCCTGGCGCTATCTGCGGCCTTTGCAGAGCTTGCCAAGGACATTGAAGGCGCCGAGAACATTGCAGCCCTGAACCGGAGGATCGTCGCATGACCCACACAAAATGCAGCCAGGCTTACCGTCGTCACCGCATCGCCGGACACGACCAGCAGTGTTTCGCCGCTTTCATGGCCATGCGCCACTTGATCTCGTCGTACCAGGGCGCCGTTGTGCGGCACCGGAAGCGCTTGATCGTGGCGCTGAAGAACATGGAGAAACTGACGTGAATACATCACCGAACGACCGGGATGCAGACCGTCACGCCGACGAACTTGGCCAAGATGCAGCCCGCGCCGATTTCGCCGAACAGGAGTTTATCGATCACCGCGAAGAACTGGCCGCTCAATTACTGGCCGGCCTTGAGCTTTACGCCTGCGGCAAGCCATTGCTGGCTTTCGATGATGTGCAGGAGCGGGTTTACAGCGAGTACACAGATCAGTTTACCGCGGCGCTCAAGTTGTGCTCAGTCAAGCCAGCAGAAGGCGGCGCGGCGATAGCGAGAATTTTTGAATCAGCGGCTCAGGACGTGGTGGACGATTTCGAAATCGCGTTCCGGGCTGATTATGAATTGGATTTTGACATGAGGGATGCAGCATGAGCACAGCAATAGCAAAAACAGATGGAATGGGATTTTCCCTTCAACCGAACACCATGGACGAAGCTTTCCGTATGGCGGAAATGCTGTCTGGAAGCCAGATGGTGCCCAAGCATTACCAGGGCAAGCCACAAGACACGCTCGTTGCAATGATGATGGGCTCAGAACTTGGCCTTAACCCGATTCAATCGCTGCAGAACATCGCTGTCATCAACGGCAAGCCCTCTATCTACGGCGATGCGATGTTGGCCCTTGTCCAGAATCACCCGGCCTTTGGCGGCATTCAGGAAAGCTTTGACGAGGCGACCCAGATGGCTACCTGTGTGGTCTGGCGCAAAGGCGGGCCAAAGCACACCTCCACATTCAGCCAGGCCGACGCAAAGACTGCCGCGTTGTGGGGTAAATCTGGGCCATGGACACAATACCCGAAGCGAATGATGACCTTTCGCGCTCGCGGCTTTGCCTTGCGTGACCAGTTCGCCGATGCCCTTGCCGGCCTGATTTCTCGGGAAGAGGCCGAGGATATGCCGGAGCGGGATATGGGCAGTGCGCAGCGCCATGAGCAGCCAAAAGATGCGGCGCCATCGCTTCCAGCCTATCCGCAAGAACGCCTAGACAAAAAACTGCCGGACTATCAAGCGAATATCAAGGAAGGCACGGCGGCCAGCGACATTGTTGAATTTTTGGCAACAAAGTACGCACTCACTCAAGGTCAGTGCGACCAAATTTTACAGTTAGAAGCGGGAGAAACAGCATGAAAATGAATCGCGGGAAAATCGTAAGCGTTGTGCAGGGGTCACAGGAATGGCTAAGCCTTCGCGCCACGAGAAATACGGCCAGCGAAGCGCCTGCAATGAAAGGTGTGTCGAAGTACCAGAGCCGAAACGATCTGTTGAAACAGAAGGCGACCGGGCTTGTGCCGGAGATTGACTCGCACACACAGCGGATATTCGACGACGGGCACAAAGCTGAAGCGGCAGCACGACCGATTGCAGAGACTGAAATAGACGACGAGCTTTTTCCGGTGGTTCTCGATGATGCTGAAGGCGGGTTTCTGGCGTCTATGGACGGGCTGACAATGTGCCGAAAGGTAGGTTGGGAGCATAAATCTTTCAATGCCTCACTGGCCGCACAGATCGACGCTGGCCAGCTTGATGAGCACTACCGGATTCAGCTAGATCAGCAATTTGCTCTGTCTGGCGCTGAGCGCATTCTTTTTACCGCGTCGGACGGAACGGACGCCAATTGTAAGCACCTGTGGATTGACCGCGACGAATCCCGCTTTGCCGATGTAGAGGCAGGCTGGCTGCAATTCGACAAAGACCTGGCCGAGTACGCACCGGCAGAAGCGGAAGCACCCAAAGCCGAAGGCAAGGCCCCTGAATCACTCCCTGCCCTGGTTGTTCGTGCCAGCGGCATGGTTGAGGCGTCGAACCTGAAAGAGTTTGAAGCGATTGCCCGAGCCACCTTGGCCGGCATCAATACAGACCTGCAGACAGACGAAGATTTCGCGAGCGCCGAAAAGGCCGTGAAGTTTTGCACCGACGTTGAAAAGCGGCTGGACGGTGCGCGTGAAAACGTATTGGGCCAGATGCAGACCGTTGATGAAGTGGTGCGCTCGATTGATGCAATCAAGGAAGAGACTCGCCAGATTCGTTTGAAGCTGAGCAAGGCGGTTAAGGATCAAAAGGAATCGCGGAAGCTGGAAATCCTGAACACTTCCCGCCAGGCATTCAGTGACTTCACTCACAAGCTGAGCGTTGCGAAGTACATGCCCGCCATTACAGCGGACTTTGCCGGCGCCATGAAAGGCAAGAAGACGATCAGCAGCCTGCAATCAGCCTGTGATGACGAAATGGCCCGCGCCAAGATTGAGGCAAACGAGATTGCCGGGGTTATATCGATTAACCGGGATTACATCAACGAAGCCGCCGCAGATTACCGCTTTCTGTTCAACGACTTTGGCCAGCTGTGCCAGAAGCCGGCAGATGATTTTGCCGCAATTGTGAAATCACGCATCGCGGACCACAAGCAGGCCGAACACGACCGCCTGGAGGCCGAGCGAGGCAAGATCCGTTTTGAGGAACAGGTGAAGGCGCGGCGTGAAGCTGAAGATGCCGCACGGAAAGAAGCGGCGGATCGCCAGCGGGTAGCGGATCAGCAGCGCCAGGCTGAGCAGGCAGCGGAAGTAGTTCAGCAGCCGGTGGCGAAAAAAGCGGTTCAGCCGGAAGTGGTTCAGCCGAAGGCGGCCCCGGCTAAGCCGCAAGCCGTTTCGCGACCATCCGACAACGAAATCGCGCTGGCAATAGCAATTCACTTCAATGTAAGTCAGGCAACCGCCTGGATCTGGATCAACGAAATCAAAACACAGGCGGCAGCATAATGTTTGTACTCGCATACGATTGTGAAACAACCGGCCTACCCAACTGGAAGGCACCTTCTGGCGATCCCAGCCAGCCGCACTTGGTACAGATTGCAGCGCTGGTTGCCAGCGCCGAAACGCGACAGGTAATCGCCAGCCTTGATCTGATTATTCGTCCCGACGGCTGGGAAATCCCCACGGTCACGTCCGATATTCATGGCATTACCACCGAGTACGCGCTTGAACACGGCGTACCGGAGGCCGAAGCCTACGCCCTGTTTATGAGTTTGTGGGGCGGGAAGTTCCGCATCGCTCACAACCGCACGTTTGACCAACGATTGCTGCGCATCGCTGCAAAGCGCTACGGCACCGAAGCACAGGAAGAAGCCTGGGGCGATAAGGAAACCCACGGCTGCACCATGATGCAAGCCAAGGCCGCCATGGGCGTCAAGAAGTGGCCGAAGCTGATTGAGGCTTACGAGCACTTCACCGGCAAGTCTTTGGAGAATGCGCACAGCGCCATGGCAGACGCTCAAGCGTGCCTGGATGTGTACTTCTTGATGCTGGATCAGGAGCGGGCCGCATGAACCAATACCAAGTCCTATCCAGCGCAAAGATGAGCGGCCTTCGGGCCGACATTGAGATCCGGCGCTCACTGCAGCGGCAGATTGCAGAGCACTCCCGGCCCGTATTACAGCTTGAATTTGGCGTTGCGCTGAACACTGTCGTTGCAATCGAGGTGGCTTTGTCGCCGAACACACGGCTGCCGGCACTAACTGTAATTAAAATTCAAAATCGAAGAGTGATCTGGCGACTGGCGACTGAGCTGATGCGGGATTACACAATTCAGGCTCTCTCTAAAAAATGGGGCGTGCACACGAATACCGTTGTTAATCACGCCCGAGGATTCAGGCAAGAACAGCATAAGAGGGCCGCGATACGAGCCAAAGCGGATGCGGTTTATAGCCAGAGGATTGCAGCATGAGCATCAAAAGAATGGATGAGATTGAGGACAACATCGCCCGGGGTCAGATGAACGCTGCCCAGGTGTTCACGCAAATGAAGCAACTTTTTCAGGCCAACTGCCCGAAAAGTCCGGACTATTCAGTAACCGGAAATGCCGTGGCAATGGGGGACTTGATCGACAACGATGATGAGTCGCACGAAATGGCAATCTTGATCCAGTTCGCCAGTTTAGAGGATTTTTGCGCCGCACGCGCCGCTGGCCAGTGCCGCTTTACGGTTTTTGGGGGTGCAGCATGGTCAAGTTAACTCTAACTCCAGAGCAAGAAGCCGAGGCGCTGGAACGGTATCAAGTCGGACTCGATGCGGGCCGCAAGGCTCTGAAGTTGACGCCAGAAATATTGTCCCTGAAGCACAACATCGGCGTTCGCTCAATACGTCGAATCGCTGGCAAGGGTTTGGTGTACGCCTTCGGGTCTGCGGCTTATCAGGACATACCACACGACGCCATGATTGCTCTATGGGACGACCTTTCGGACCGGGACCGTCAGCGCAGCATCCGGGCCGAACACTCGGCCAAGATAATCGCCGACAGCCTGAGCGTTTGTCCGATTCAGCTTCAAGCCCGGATGGATTATCTGACAAATAAGCAGATATTGCGG